CCCCAAAATCCTACCGCCAAACCCGCCAGCCGGTCAATCCTCGCCGGATGCCTTTTTGTCCTGAATAACTCTGTAACCATAACCACCGACCGCGCCGACTGCACAAGAAACAACCATTTTGGCCACGTCCAAAGCCTCCGAGGCAAAGCCACGCCATGCGATAAAAGCAAGAAAAAGCAATGAAATCAGCAAAAAAGCAGCGCCAAAGGCAAGTCGCATTTTGTGCTCTCTATGCGCATGATTGCGTTCATTGTCACGGTCGCTAGCTTGCGTTTGTAGCATTTTGTGGGCAAAGGCAGCCTGTGCGTTTGCTTCTTGCTGGCGAATATCCAGCTCTCTTAACCGTATCTCATGCTCTTTCGCTTGCGCATTCAGCATTCGGTTAATCGTTTCTTCCGATAGCTTTGGCAGCTTAGGCTGGTTCATTAGTGAGGCTCGCCAAAAATAGCCTTGTATTGCGGACGGCTATAAGTGACGCGAATACTGCCAAATCCGGGCTTGCCAAGCTGTGGCGGGGTAATGCGCGAACGAGCTATCAGGCGGGGATTTTCACGCACCAAGTCAATAAAGGCTTGCGGGCTTAATTCTTCCTCCGTGACGGGCAGCAAATCCAAACCTAGAGCGCGTTTCATGGTGACACCTTGTGATAGACGGTTGACGCTAAGTATAGAATGACCCAACCCCCGCCAAGGAAGCAAGCCATGCCGTCCATTGAGATTGAGCTAAAAGACCGAGAAACAAAAAAGCGCCTGAAATCACTGCTAAGCGCGATGGAAGGCAAACGCCAGCTAATGGCCGGCATTGCGCAAGAACTACTCGCCCAAACCGAGCGCAACTTTAGGCTAGAAGGCCGCCCACAATGGCCTGCGCTTGCACCGTCTACGCAAAAGGCCAGAGCGCGAAAAGGGCACGGCGCAAGCAGCCCGATATTGCGCGGCAGGCCGCCAAACCTCGCGAGAAACTTTGTGATTGAATTTAGCGATGACTTTGCGGCCATTAAAAACCCTACCAACTATGCGGCTATTCACCAATTCGGCGGATTGGCCGGGCGCGGTTTAAAAGTCGCTATTCCCGCACGTCCATTTTTGCCGGTTCAAGCCGATAAAAAAACGCTTTCCCCTGAAATGCAAAAGGCGGTTAATCGGTTGCTTAAGCGTTATTTAAAAAAAGCCGCCAGCGCTTAAAAATATCTGAAACGTTTCATCTAAACAGGTTTTAATTCATGCGCCATTATCGGCGCTATGGATAATCTTATTGTTGCCGCTTGCGCGTTTGAACTGCCAAACGATAACGAGGCTTGGATACAAATATTCCCCGCTGGCGCGTTTCGAGCGATTGACGGTCGCCCAAAAGACGTGCCGCATTGGCATATTGATGCTAAAAGCGCCGCGTCGTTAATTAACGAATTTAAGCAGCGCAAAAATCCGCTCGTTATCGATTACGAACACCAAACCTTATATAAAGAAAAAAACGGTATGCCCGCGCCCGCTGCCGCTTGGTTAACCGATTTACAGTGGCGCGAAGGCAGCGGGTTATGGGCAAAAGCTGAATATACCCCGCAAGCCAAAGAGCAGGTTAAAACCAATCAATACCGCTACTTTTCCCCCGTATTTGCACACGATAAAAAAGGCGTGATTAAAACATTAATCAACGGCGCATTTACCAACGACCCCGCTATTGATGGCATGGAGCGCCTGGCCGTTCTTGCTAGAGAGCTAAACCTTCAACCCGAGGATAATCCCATGACGGATAAAACCCCTGAAATAAAAGCGGATTATTCCGCGATTGCCTCAGCGCTTGAGCTGGATAAAAGCGCCGATGAACAAACCATTATTGCCGCTTGCTCGGCATTAAAAGAGCAGGCCAGCCAAGCGCAAACGCCAAACCCTGCCCATTATGTGGCTCTTTCTGTGATGCAAGAAATGCAGGCGAAAGTTGCCGCTTTATCCGCACAAATTCGATTTAGCGAAGTGGACGGTTTAATTGCTACCGCCAAACAGCAAGGCAAACTCTTACCCGCGCAAGAAGGATGGGCAAGGGATTATGGCGCTAAAGATTTAACCGGCCTTAAAAACTATCTCGAAAATGCACCCGCGATTGCCGCATTAACCAGCATGCAAGGCAAAGAGCCGCCAAAAGGCAGCGAAGGGCTGACGGATGAAGAGCTGCGCATTGCCAAAGCCACCGGCATAACGGCAAAAGAATTTGCCGCAGCCAAACAAGCACAAAGCGAGGAATAAGTTATGGCAATTATCACCCCGGCCACTCTGCAAGCCTTGCAGGTTGCCTTTAAAAAACACTTTCAAGATGGCCTTGCCGAAGCGCCGTCGGATTATTTAAAAGTTGCGTCCGTTATTCCAACCAACACCGAAGTCTCTACTTACGGATGGCTGGGCAGTTGGCCGGGCTTTCGTGAATGGATAGGCGACCGCCAGTTTAAAGATATGGCCGCCAGCGATTATAAAATCGTAACGAAGAACTGGGAGAGTTCGGTTTCCGTTGATAAGTTCAAGCTAGAAGATGACGTGCTGGGCATTTATACGCCCTTATTCAAGGAGCAAGGCTTAGCCGCTGGCCGCGCCCCTGACCAATTAACCTTTAGTGTGCTACAAAAAGCGCATGAAGCCGCCTCGCTGTGCTACGACGGCAAACCGTTTTTTAATGACAAGCACCCGATTTATCCGAGCGTGGACAAAACCGGCACTGTTATTGAAGCCGCTAATAACTACGAAGGCACAGGCGCGGATAAAAGCGCGTCCCCTTGGTATTTAATTGATGATACGCGACCGCTAAAACCGCTGATTTTTCAAGAACGCGAAAAGTTCAAAATCACTAACTTAACCCGCGATGATGACGAAAGCGTTTTTATGCGTCATGAATACCGCTTTGGCATTTATGCACGGCATAACGTCGGTTTTGGTTATTGGCAACTGGCCGCGCGCTCTACCAAAAAGCTCAATGCCGCAAACTTTGAAACGGCTTATACCAATATGCGCCGCCTGAAAGGCGACGGTGGCATCCCGCTGGATATTCGCCCGCGTCTGCTTTTAGTACCGCCGACACTCTACGGCGCGGCAATGGATGTAGTGGGCGTGCAGCGTCTGGCTAGCGGTCAAGATAACCCCAATTACAACCGCGTGCAGATTGTAGAAAGCGCATGGCTTGATTAAACGGGGAAAAATAAAGCCCCGTTAGGGCGGGGCTTTGGTATCCATTACTTAGGCAAAGAACGAATGGACAAGTTCGATTTTAGATTTTTGGTGGACGCGATGCAACAGATCGACCGCTCAAAAGCATTACAGCGCTTGGCATGGGGGGTTATTTTTGTAGCCGCTTTGTATGCCATGCCTGCACTAATAACGGCATTAAGTCATTTTCGGTAAAGCGGTATGAACCGAGAAGAAGATACGACCAATAAAGACAAACCAGCCACTTTTGAAATAAAGATTGAGCTATCGCCTTTTTTAGATATTTGTATTGGCATAACACTTTTATTGTTGAGCCTTATTCCTTTGGCGCATGCTGTCCGCTGGTGGTAATGATGACCTACTGCGATATATCCGATTTAGTCGAACAATACGGCGGTGAAATAATTGTTATCAAAACCGATAAAATCAACAAACCGGCCAGCATTATTGACCCCATTATTGCGGGGCGTGCCATAGCCGACGCTTGCGCGGAAATCGACTTATATCTGCATAGCCGCTACAAACTGCCCTTAACCAAAATTCCCGCCATTATTAAACGCCTCGCCTGCACACTGGCCTTTGCTAATTTGAATTTAGAAGAAAAAGCCGACCACCCCGCGCATGAACGTGCCAAAGAAGCACGAAGCACCTTAAGAAGCATTGCCAGCAGCGCTTTAAGCATTGGCCTGTCTGAAACCGGTAGCACGATTGAAGGCGGCGACACTATTCAATTCTCCGCCGGTCGTAACGACTGGCAGGGCGTATGGTAATCCGCCATGAATGATTACTTATTTATGCAGCCGCTTTTAATTGAGCGCATTAAAAATACGGTTTCTGGCCTAGCGCAAGTCGATAGCCTGTTTAATATCGATGATATTCACAAACAAAGCAAAGCCAGCCCCGCCTGCTGGATTATTTATTGTGGCGATACGCCAAACGATGATAAACAAGGACAAAGCAAGGTTATTCAATATTGGGCGGCGGTGCTTGCCACGCGCTATCCCGAACAAAAAGAAACCGGCGAATTATTAGGCCAAATTATCGCCGCATTATCCGACTGGCAGCCGAACGAGAGCGGCGTATCACCCATTATTCGCGCCAAAGACCCGCAACCGGTTTCTTTTGAGCATGATTTTTTATGCTTTCCCTTGTTATTTGAAGCGCATTTTATCTGGCCTAGGAAAACACTATGGCAACCGAAACCCTAACCGTCACTGTTCAAACCAAAACCCATATTCATAACGGCAAACCTTGCCAAAAGGGGCAGACGTTAGCAGTCGATAAACCCACGGCGCAGTTCTTATTAAGGGCTGGCGTGATTAGCAAAATCCCGTCTTTAAATAAAGAGGAACTTAAACATGGCTGATACTTATTACTACGGACAAGGCAAAGTGTTTGCCGCACCCATTATTAACGGCGTGATAGGCGAGCTTCGCTTTATGGGCGATGTTTCGGCGTTATCGGTTGCGCTGGCGGTCGAGAAAGTCGAACACAAGGAAAGCTACAGCGGGCAAAAAGCCTTAGTGAGAAGTTTCCCTATCGGCAAAACCGCCACACTTAATATGACGCTGCGCAGTATCGAAACCGATAACCTCGCAATGGTTTTGTACGGTAAACCCGTGATTACGCCCGCCGGTACGGTCACGGGCGAGGATTTGGGCACGGTCGCCGCTGGCGATACCATCCGTTTAGCGCAAGCAGGCGCGTCCAATCTGGTCATCACCGATAGCGCCAGTCCCGCTAAAACCCTTGACCCTTCGCATTATGAGTTACTCGCTAACGGCGCATACGGCGAGGTATTGTTTAAATCCCTGCCCACTGCGCCCGCGCCGGTTTTCCCGCTGAAAGCCGCTTATTCGCATACGGCGAAAAAAGCCGTGGGGATGTTTACTGCACCGCAGCCTACCGTTGCCATACGTTACCAAGGCGTAAACCTTGCCGAGGGCAACGCGCCGGTATTGATTGAGCTGTACAAGGTTGCGACCGACCCGCTCGCTGAATTGCCCTTAATTAGCGACGGTACAGAGGTCGCCGGATTATCGATAACCGGCGGTATTTTGCTCGATAGCAATAAGCCTGCCTCTGGTGAACTGGGGCAGTTTGGGCATATCACGCAGTTGGCCTAAAAAACAAAACCCGCTGCTGGCGGCGGCGGGTTTCTAAGGCATTCACCCTACGGGAGAGGGCGAACGTGAAGAAGTATAGCAAAGGAACTTTTAGCATGAATAGGCAAGAAGGCTTAGAAGTAACCGGTGAATTTTCGCCGTTCTTACGCGCCTGCTTTGGCGCAAGCGTACTGATTTTTACTACGTGCAGTGGGCTTGCCATTTTATCGGCAGCCCTGCCTTAGGAGCGCTTATTGCCATGGATACTGAACAAAACGACCTCGCCATCCTATTCCCCGAGCGCACCCTAACCGTAGGCGGCAAAACGCTAACTATCCGCGAATATTCGTTTAAAGAAAGTTTGCAATTAAACGACCGATTGCAACCGTTAATTAACGCCATTAGCGGTTTAATCGAAGGCGAAAGCATGCCGGAATTAGCGCAAGTGATAGCGGTATTGGCGAAAGAACATGACCGCTTAATTGAGTTAGTCGCTATTGCCGCTAATTGCGAGCAGAGCTTTATCGAAAACCTCAATCAGCAGGAAGGCCAGCAGCTTTTAGTGCTTTGGTGGAGCATTAACGCCCCTTTTTTAATTGGCTCTGCCGTGCTTTGCCTACAAGCAACGGCAGCGGCCAAGGCGGCGATGCAGGCCAGCGCTGGGGCAGCGTCTTTGCCCGCTTAATTGCGGCAGGGCATAGGGCGGGCGAGATAGGCGCTTATACCATGCGGCAAATTACCCTCTACCACGAACAGGCGCTAAGGCTTGATGCCGAAAATCGCGCCGCGCTCTGTCTGGATGTGAATTTAGAAGGCAAGCACGCCGAAAAGCATATCAAAACCTTAGAGGCGTTCGCGCATGGCCGCTAATGATTTAGAGCTACAGCTACGTATTCAGGCGGATATTAAAAATGCGCTGGAAGAACTTAAGCGCTTTAAAAATGGCCTTGACCAACAAGCAGGCAGTGCCGACCGCGCCAAAGCCAGCATGGCCGGGCTTGCGGGCAGCGTAAAAACGCTGATTGGCGCATGGGCAACGCTGGCGACCGTTAAAACCATTATCCGTATCGCCGATGATTACGGGCAGATGGCCGCTCGGATTAAGCTCGCCACAGACAGCACGGAAGAATACCAGTACGTACAAGACCGTCTGCTGCAATCGACCAAAAACACCTACCGCAGCCTAAAAGAAGCGGGGGAGCTTTATATCCAAACGGCGGACGCGCTAAGGGATATGAACTATTCCACCGGCGACGCGCTGGACGTGACCGAAAGTCTAAGCCTGCTATTTGTCACCAACGCGACCAGCAGCGAACGCGCGAGCGGTGCTATCAATGCCTTTAGCAAAAGCCTGCAAACCGGCAAAGTGGACGCGCAAAGCTGGCAATCGATACTGCTCGCCACTCCGACGATTGTGGAGGCCATCGCGCAATCGACCGGCCAGACCGCGCAGCAAGTACGCCAGTTAGGCGCATCCGGCAAGCTCGCGCTCACCGATTTAACCGAGGGGCTGCGCCAGTCTTTAGAGGTCAATAACCAAGCCGCCGAAAGCATGAAAACCTCTGTGGCGGACGGGTTTACCCGCGTCGGCACAGCGGCCAGTACCTTAATCGGCACATTAGACGAAGGCACGGGCGCGACCGATGCACTGGCCAACAAACTAAGCCAGCTAGCCGAATGGCTAGGCAGCGACGCCCTCGCCGAAAGCCTGCTATCGACCTTTGACCTTTGGCAGATTGCTTTTGCGCAAACCGGCCTTGCGCTGGAAGACTTGCAGCTCGATTTTGACGACTTAGGCGAGGCAGGCAGCGACGCAATCGCCTTTATTGGCCGTGCCTTAGTCAATCTGCCGCGCAATGTAAAAACCGCCGTTGAGATAGCGGTTATCGAGATAGCGTCCCTTTTCGACCGCTTCCAATCCCTTAAACAGTTATCACAAAAGCTAGGCTACGGGCTGGGCAAAGACGGCCTAACAGGCATGCAAAAGGCGTGGGAGGATTTCCAGCGCGAACAAGCCGCGATTGGCGAGGCGCGTTTTGAGAGCTTAGAGGCGAGCCTTGCCCAAAACGAAGAAGCCGAAAAAGAAGCCGCCGACCGCGCCAGAAAGCGCGAAGAAGAGCGCCTAAAGCGCAAAGAAGCACTAGCCAAGCGTGAGCAAGAGCTGGCCGATGCTCGCAATAAGCCGCGCAATCTTAATACCGGTAGCAATGGCGACACGGGCAGCGCTAGCCATGACCTAGAACGCTATGTGCAAGGCTTAGAAAAACAAGCCGCGTTGCTGGGCAAAAGCCGCGATGAAGTTTTAGCCTATGAAATCGCCGAAAAAGGGCTAACCGGCGCACTGTTAGAACGCGCACAGGCCGCGCAAGCCTTGCTGGCCGCTGAACAGCAAAAGCAACAGGCGGACGCTAACGGCAAAATCAATGCAGGGCTTACCGCTGAACTGCTCCGCGCTCAAGGCAAAGAAACCGAGGCCGCGCTAGTGGAACTGCGCACCCGCATTGCAAGCCAAAAACAAGACTTTGCCAAAGCGGGCAATGAGGCCGGTATCGCCTTTCTCGATAAGCTCTTGCCGATGGGCGAGGCCAAAATCCGCCTAGAGGCCATTCAGCGCGAGATTAACGCGGTTTTAGAGCGGCAACGCGCCGCTGAACAAGCCAATCAAACGCAACGCGACGCGGGCACGATTAACGAATACCAAGCCCGCGAACGCCTGCTAGAAATCCACAAGCAAACCCGCGAAGAACTCAGCCTTATCCGTCCACAGCTTGAAGAAATGGCGCAACTGGGCGGTGAAATCGGCGAGCAAGCGCTAGAAGCGCTGCAAAAACTCGACGCGCAAAGCCAGCAACTGGCCTCGACCTGTTCCTTGCTGCAAAAGACCTTATCCGATGGCCTAACCGGCGGCCTCGAACAAGCGCTCATGGGACTTGCCAAAGGCACAATGGATTTACGCGGCGCGATTACGTCACTCGCCTTATCGGTGCAAGACGCGCTGCTAAAAATGGCCGCGCAAAATATCGCGCAGTCGATGGTTAGCAAGATTATGTCCGCCTTTGGTCAAGGCAGCGCAACGCTACAACAGGGCGCGGTAGCGGTTAATCAATCCGCCGTGCAGATGCAAGCCGCAGGCGGCAGCCTAACCACTGGCGCCGCAGCGGTTTCAGCGGCAGCGGCGCAATTGCAAGCCGCCAGCGCCAGTATGAGCATGAGTAGCGCGGCCAGTGGCGCAGGCGGCATGGGCGGCATGATGGGTATGTTTGGCGGCGCTGGCGGGGCAGCCGGTGCAAGCGCCGGTGCAGGTGCGGGTAGCGCAGCGAGTGGCGCAGCACCGGCAGCCGCTGGCGGCGGTTTTAATATGGGTTACGCCGGTATCGCCATGATGGCAGGCTCGATGTTTGGTAGCTGGCTAGCACGGCGCAAGGCGAGCGGCGGATTAGTCACCGGCCCCGGTAGCGGCACGTCCGACAGCATCCCCGCTTGGCTAAGTAATGGCGAATACGTGATACGCGCGTCCGTCACGCAGCAGCCCGGCATGCAGCAGGTTTTAGCCTCCATCAATCAGGGCGGCTTAGAGGCGTTCAAGCGCATTAAGGGCATTGCTAAGCATTCCACCGGTGGCCTCGCCGGTATCCCCGCGCCTAACTTTTCCGCGCCTTCTTTGGGCACGGCTGAATTGCCGGAGCGTTCCAATACCACGGTGGAAAATCAAATCAGCCTTATCAATGTCAATAACCAAGACCAAGCGCTGGAAGCCTTCGCCAGCGCCAAAGGCCGCGCCGTGATTATGGATGCCTTCCAAAAATACGGGCAGGAATTTAGACAATCGCTAGGGGTGAATTAAATGGCCTTTGAAAACGGCGCGGCGAATAACCTGCCGGACTTTATCGATAAATTACAAACCTTTTTAACCAGTCATCCGGATTTAGTCGCTACAGGGCAGGCTTGGACTAAATTACATGACGTGACCGTTCCCGCCAGCGGACAATTATTTGAAAGTCGCGGTATTGCCTTTAAAGCGCCCGGCCTAGGCGGCGCGGATGAAATCTTTATCGGCTTTAATACCTGGGGCAATACCGCGTCCGACTGGTATAACTTAAGGCTTTACGGCGGCACTTCGTTTGACCAAGCCTTAATTACCGAAACGAACGGCTCAATTATCAGCGGCTTTTTAAATCCGCCCCCGCCGGTGCAGATATTACTCTGGAACGCGCCGATGCCTTATTGGTTTTTTGCTAATGGGCGAAGGGTTTGGATAGTCGCTAAAGTCTCTACCCAATACGAAAGCGGCGGTGCGGGGTTTATTCTGCCGCCTTGCACGCCTTCTAAATACCCTTACCCGCTAATGGTCAGCGGCAGTTATAACGGTGCAAGTTTAGTAAGATGGTCGGATAATTCAGACCTTCATCGAGGCATATCCAGCCCCTGTAGCTATAACCTGTTTGTAAGAAGTAATGATGGCGTATGGACAGACTTTTATTCTAATAACAATACCAGCAGCAGCTTTTCGCGTGGCATGCTTTGGCCGTTAGCGGCTAATTATTACCGTTATAACAACAGCGTTTATGGCTATAACCAGATTATTCGCTTGCGCGAAACCTTCGGCACGTTTCCCTTATTGCCCTTAACCTGTTGCGTCTATAGCGGTCAAAATAAAATGCAATGGGGCGAGATGGACGGCGCTTATTATGTACCCGCGCAAAATTCCGGCGCAGAGGATGTGATAACGGTTGACGGGATTGATTATATGGTTTTTCAAACCGCGCATAGAAGCGGCAATCCTTGGCTATTTGCATTAAGGGCGGACTAAATGGCTTACTTTACCGGCACAGCGAATAACCCTGCTGATTTATTATTAAAGTTAAAAAGCCACGCCGCAAGTATCGGCTGGATTACCGACTGGTCAAATGCCGATACTTGGTTTTGCCATAATGCCGAGGGTTACTGGTCAATTAAAGCCTTTAATGACCGCTTAGAACTCTGCGGCAATACGGACTTTCAAGGCGGGTTAGCTTGGGATAATCAACCGGGCAACTCAATGTATCAATACGGTAGCAATAAATTTGCCACAGTATGCAGTTTGCCTAGCACGCCCTTTGTCGCTTATCACCTATTTGCTACAGCCGATTATTTACATTTAGTCGTTGAAATCGCCAGCGGTCAATTTAGACCACTCTTTATCGGCACATTGAATAAACGCGGTGCGATTTATGATGGCGGGCAGTATGTGTGCGGCTTTAGATCGTATTATGGCACTAATACGCCAAACTACAATAGTCTAGGAATGACAGGCGCTTGCTATCCCTTTGATGGCGAAAGTAATAATTCCGATATACAGTATTCCGCGCGTATTCGCATTGATAACCAAGACGGCCAGCCTGCGCCCACCTGGTATTTATCTGGGATTACTTATCAGCCTAGGTATGTTATTGGTTTAGGTCGCGGCTACGCTTCGCCCAATCACCCCAGCGCAATGCTGGTTGATACCAGCGGCAATGCTCTAACCGGCGGCACGCTGTTAATCCCCTGCACCCTTTATAGCGTCGGCGCAGAAAATAGAACGCGAATGATTGGCGAAGTAAAAGATTTTGCCGTGTGCCGTATGGATTATTTAAGTCCAGGCGATACGATAACGGTCGGACAAGAACAGTGGCGCGTATTCCCGCCGATTGAGCGCACGGCTTTAGATAACCAAGGCTCAGGCATGGTCGGTTATGCCTATAAGGTCATTGCGTAAATGGCAACCTTTGCCGGTTTGAATTATTCGCCTTCCTTATTGGCGTTTAAGGGCAATCAGAGCGTTAATTTAGGTATTGACCGCGACTTAGCGGATAGTTCGCTAGGGTTTAATACCACCGGCGCAAAAGCCGGTTTGGTTAAAACCGTCGGCGCACCGGTTAGCCATATTCCGCAAACCCATAACGGCTTATTAACCGGAAGTCTTGCGCTTAACTTTTATAATCGTTTGTGGCTATCGGATACCTTTATTGACTTTGGTAATGTGGTATCGGAGTTGCAAACGCCGGTATCACTCTGGAATGCGTATTTTACCCCGCGCCAGTTAGTAAGCATTACCGCGCAAGATACCGAGGGCATTGTCTTAAACGGCCAAGCTGCGCCGTCTAGCTTGCCTGCACTGGCCGAGATTATCTGGACATTATCCGCTTCAATCAGTGGGCCACCCGTGATTGATGGCGCGTTTATCTTTCAAGTTTCCGGCAATGTGCCGTTAATGTTGCAGGTTATCGGCCAGCGCATTATTGCCTTTGCTTTTGCGCCCAATTGGCAGCGCGGCATTACGGAAAGCCTCGAATGGCAAACCGAGATATTAAGCAGCGAACAAGGCCATGAACAACGCCGCGCGTTACGCGAAACCCCGCGCCGCTCCGTACAGGCGGACTTTTTAATTGAAGGCACAGAGCGTAGACGTTTTGAAAGCGCCCTGAATGAATGGGGCGCTCGCACTTGGGCATTGCCGGTTTGGACGGATGCTTTATATTTAGACGCGGACTTACCGGCAGGCAGCGATTTAATCCCGTGCCAGCCATACGGTTTTGAAAATCTCGCCTTATTGCGGCAATCCTCTACTTTATTTGAAGTAATCGAGATTAAACAGGTCGAAACAAACGCCCTGCAATTAAAACGCCCTACGGTGAATGATTGGCCTGCTGGCACGCAATTACTGCCACTGCGCCGCGTGATGTTAAGCAAACCGCCTGCGATTAAACGCAAAACCGATCGCCTCTGGCAGATGGAGGCAAACTTTTTGCAAAACGAAGCGCAGCGCTTTAATTCAAGCCATAACCTGCCGCTGTATCGCGGACTTCCTGTTTTAGAAGTACCGCCGGAAGAAAGCGACGATTTAACCCTTGCCTTTGAGCGCATTACTAAATTACTCGATAACCAAACCGCGCACCCTGTGTTAATTGACCACGGTAAACGCGCGTTTTATGCCGTATCGCATGGCTTTTTAGCGGCGAGTAGAGAGGAAAGACGCGCGTTACTTTCGATTTTCTACGCATTAAACGGCAAACAAAAGCCCTTATGGCTGCCCACCTTTGCCGATGATATGAGCTTAGCCGAGCCGGTGGGGGCTAATGCCTTTCAGATGGATATTGAGCCTATCGATTACGCGCGTTTTTTTAGGTCGCGCTCTATTCGTATTGAGTTAACTAACGGCACTAAGATTTACCGCGATATTCAAAGCGCCACGCTAATTAACGAAACGACCGAGCGCTTAAGCCTTTCCGCTTTGTTTGGTATCGGCTTTGACCCTTCACAAGTCAAACGCATTAGCTGGCTGAACTTGGTAAGGCAAGACAGCGACGTTATTCGCTTAAACCATTTAACCGATAGCGTGATGCAGTGCAAAACGGTATTTAAAGAGGTGCGCGATGGCCTTTAATCCGCTGGAATGGTCACTCTTTAACGGCAAACCGCAACGCCTGTACCGCTTTGTTTTGGGTTACACATCCTTTGAGCGCGAGATTGTCCATAACCACTTGCCGTTTAAACCGGCGCAAATAACCGATGACGGCATACGGCAAAAAGGCGAAGCGTCCGCTGACCGTTTAAAAATCAGTGTGCCGTTTGATTTTGAACCGGCTAAGTTGTTTTTAGCCGGTCGCCCGACAATAACAGTAACGCTTTGGGATAAACACGCAGGCGATAATGAAGCGCGTGTTGTTTGGCACGGCGAGCTGATGGAGATTAACCAAAAAAACGCGGCCAGCTTGGAGCTATTTTGCCGTCCGCTAGGCACGCGCCCGATGACCGGATTAAGTTTAAGCTGGAGTAGAGAATGCCCGCATACGCTTTTTGACAAAAACTGCAAAGTACGGCCAGAAGATTATCAAGTGGCCTTTACTGTGCAATCGAATAACGGGCGGATATTAACCGGCAATAGTCCCTTAGCGGCTTATGCCGATGGCTGGTTTAAAGGCGGTTATATCCGCTGGCAAACCGCGCAAGGCTTAATCTTTACCCGTGGAATAGCGAGCCATAAAGGCGCGGTATTAGAACTGATTAACCCCGCGCCTTTAGTCTTTGGACAAGCCGCGTTTGCGCTGGCCGGTTGTAACGGATTAATTAGCACCTGTCATAGCAAATTTAATAACGTCGATAACTGCGGCGCGTGCCCGCATATGCCCGGTAAATCGCCCTTTGACGGCGAGCCGGTGTTTTAAGGGGTTCGATTATGGGTATGGAATGGATTGTTTACGCAGTTATTTTGGTGGTATCTGCCGCCGTGGCTTATTTTACCGCGCCCAAACCGCCGAAACCCTTACCACCGGCGTTATTAGGCGATGGCGATTTTCCACAAACCGAAGACGGCAAAGAACAATACGTCATCTTTGGCGACGTCTGGCTGCCCGATTGGATTGTTTTAGCGTATGGCAGGCAACGCACCACGGCGATTAAAACCAAAGGCGGCAAATAATGACCGATTTAATGATTACTACTGAGCATTTAAGAAATATCGAAGGCTATTGCGTGGTCGGTGCTCGGGAATTTGCCAAACTGCACGGACTTAATTTTAAGCAGTTTATTCAAAACGGAATAAGCGCCTCTGAACTGATTAAAACCGGCGATGCACTGGCATTAAAAATAGTTGAACTCGCCAAACACTACGAAGCGCAAAAAGAGGCTAGCGACTAATGGGCAGTAAGAAAAAAGTCACCGTAGGCTATCGCTATTATCTTGCGCTACATATGGGGTTTTGCCGAGGCCCGGTCGATGAATTAGTGCAAATTAACGTAGGCGGTAAAGAAGCGTTCGGGCCGAAACAACCCGGCAGCAGCGGCTATAATCGCGTAAGACAAGGTTTGCGCTGGGTTAACAAGCCTAAAAATGATGTATTAAGCCCAATCACGCAAAGCCAAGTGTTTAGTATCCATGCCGCCGATTTATTCGGCGGTGAAAAGCGCGAAGGCGGTATTGAGGGTGGGTTTCACTTTTTAAACGGCGAACCCGACCAACAAGCGCCCTCCGGTTTAAAGTCATTATTAGGCGGATTAGTGCCTGCCTTTCGCGGCGTTTGTACCGCTTATTATGAGGGTTTGGTGGCGGCCATGAACCCTTACCCCAAACCTTGGTCGGTGCGCTTAAGACGCGCGTTAAAGGGCTGGGATAATAATGATACTTGGCATCCGGCTAAGGCCAAAATCGAACTGGAAAACGGCGCGATTAAAGCGATGAACCCCGCGCATATCCTTTTGGAATGCCAAACAAACAGGGATTGGGGACGCGGCAAGCATCGCTCATTATTGGACTTACAAAGCTATCAACAGTGCGCCGATAAGCTCTACCAAGAAGGCTTTGGACTATGCCTTAAATGGCGGCGCACCGATGATATATCGCGCTTTGAGGATTTAGTGCTAGGCCATATCGGCGCGGTGCATTATTTATCGCGCACTAGCGGTTTATGGACGCTGCGCTTAATCCGCGACGATTATAAAAAAGAGGATTTACCGTTATTTGAACAAGGCACAGGTTTACTCGCCATTGACGAACAACAAATCAGCGCCGCCGATAGCGCAGCTAATCAATTTATCGTCAAATGGACAGACCCAAGGGACGGCAACACGCGCCAAGCCCGCGCTAAGAACTTAGGCGCAATCGCCCAAGCAGGCGGCGTGATTACCACCACCAGCGACTACCCCGGTATCCCCACGGCCTCGCTGGCCGCGCGTGTAGCCGCTAGGGATTGTTTTTTATCCACGTCCAGCCTGCAAAAGCTCAAAATCCGCTTGGATAGGCGCGGCTCTGGCCTTGAGCCGGGCGCGGTGTTTCGCCTCAATGCGCCCACGCGCGGCATTGTCGATACCGCTTTTAGAGTGGGACAGATTGATTACGGCCAACTGACTCAATCAGAAATCACCCTGCATTGCGCCCTCGATGTCTTTACCCTGCCCGATGAAGGCACAAGCGATAGCCAAGCGCCGATAGCCCCGCCGGTATCCGTGCCTGAACCTATCACGCTAAGGCGCTTGATTGAGCCTTGCTGGTTTGATTTAGCGTGCGAGCTTACCGCAGGCGACCTATCCGCCGTGACCGAGGAACAAGCCGCGCTCGCCGTGCTGGCCGCCAAACCGTCTGGCAATCCGCGCAACTACACGCTATTAACGCGCACCGGCTCTGCGCCCTTTAGCGAAGCCGTGACCGGCGACTTTTGCCCGCAAGCGCAAATCAGCGCCGATATTGAGCTAAGCGCTGCGCCGGTCACAGTCTCGCTCATCAACCCGCAAGGCTGGGAAGATGTAGCGATAGGCAGCGCCGCGCTTATCGATGATGAAATAATGCAGGTAAGCGACGCTGACCTAACCGCGCAAACCGTCACGCTCAAAAGAGGCTGCGCCGATACCTTACCGGCGGCGCATGCCAGCGGCGCGGTACTCTGGTTTTACCAAGAGCACGCCTGCCACGATGACCGCGCCTATTTAATCAACGAAACCGTCCAAACCAAGCTCTTAACGCGCACCCTCAATGACACGCTGGACGAAAACCTAGCGCCTATCGATAGCCTGCAACTCAAAGCTCGCCAGCATAAGCCTTACCCGCCTGGCAACTTCAAAATAAACGGGCAGGCTTATCCGTCATCGATAACCGGCGCACTGTCCCTAAGCTGGGCAAGCCGCAACCGCCTATTACAAGCCGACCAACTGCACGATACGCAAACCGGTTCAATCACTAGCGAAGAAAACGTGACTTACAGCTTGCGCGTCTATGGCGAAACGAACGCGCTGCGCTTATCCGTCGATGGGATAAGCAGCACGTCCTACCACTGGCCAGAGGCGGACGAAAAAACCGCCAGCAACCTTAAAGATGCCAACAACAACCCGCGCCTTAACGCCAGCCTACGCATAGAGCTTTGGAGCGTAAGGGACGGGGTCGCTAGTCATCAGAAACATAATTTTTCAGTCGTTAGGAGCTTGCCATGACCCCACAAGATGCCCTGAAAACCATTATCCGCCTGGCCTTAGCTGAACTGCCTGCCAAGATGCAAGGCGAACGGGCAGAGGTCATGCTGCTAGCGATTGGCCTACAGGAAAGCCGGTTTATCTATCGCAAGCAAATCATGGGACCTGCACGCGGTTTCTGGCAATTTGAACGCTCCGGCGTGCAAGGCGTGCTAAGTCATCCGGCCAGCGATAAAATCGCGCTGAAACTTTGCGAAGATTATGCGGCGAACAGCGCCGAAAGCGTGCATATCTTGCTAGAACAACAAGACAAGCTCGCCTGCCAATTCGCCCGCCTGCTACTCTGGACAGACCCGCGCCCGCTACCCCTAATCGGCGAGGTCATGGACGCTTGGCAGTATTACATTAGGAACTGGAGGCCAGGCAAACCCCACTTTAAAACCTGGGGCGACCTGTACGCGCAGGCGGTTAAAACCGTTAAGGAAGGCTAAATCATGCCTTCCTTAACTTACCCAATGCTTAGCTTAGCCTTCCTTACCTTATTTCTAACCGGCGCGGCGCTTGGCTACAAATGGCGCGATAACACCGCCAAACTGCACGAAAGCCGCGAGCAGCAGCGCTATACAGCGGCTTTAAATGACGCACTCGACAAAGCCAGACGGCAAGAGCAATCCCTCTACGCGCAAATGGAGGCGCTAACCCGTGACGCTGAAAAACAACGGCAAGACTTGGCTGCTACTGAACGCGCTGCTTTTGATAGCAGGCTGCGCGAACTCGCCCAGCAATACGCCCATCATTCAACCGGTGCAAATCCCCCCGCTGCCGCAAGCTGCGAGGCAGAACGAACCCGCGCCGCCGTGCTCGCCCAGTTGCTTGGAGAAGCTGACGAACTGGCGCAAGGCTTCGCAGCAGCGGCTGATGCAAACCGATTAGCAGGGCTGGCCTGCGAGAGGGCGTATGAGGCGGCGCGATTATCTCGATAGCTTAACAATCGAAAGTAATTTATAATTTACTCTAATCAGTCTGCATTCATTGATTAGATGATTTTTAACAAAGCGAGCCTAACCGCTAAGCTCAAAAACGAAGGCATTTTTTACACGCCGATTGAAGCGTTTAAAAACGTATTCGCCCGATTAACGCAAGGCATAAACCTATCCAAGGTTAAAACGGTTTACGACCCCACTTGCGGCATTGGCAATTTATTTGCGGTAGTCGATGAAAAGTGCGAAAAATACGGGCAAGACATTAACGCCTCGCAGCTTGAGATTGCCGCAAACACACTTAAAAACTTCCATTATGTAAAAGGCGACACGCTCACTAATCCCGCATTTACGGATAAGTGCTTTGATTTAATCTTGGCTAATCCACCGTTTTCGATTAAGTGGGACAATACGCGGTGGAAAACCGATAGCCGCTTTAATTGTGCGCCAGCGGCAGCCCCTGCCAGCAAAGCCGATTACGCTTTTATCTTGCACTGCCTGCATTGTTTAAATGAAAGCGGTTATGCCGCGATTATCGCTTTCCCGGGTATTTTGTATCGCGGTGCTAGCGAGGGCAAAATTCGCGCATGGCTGATTGAAAAAGGTTATATCCACCGCGTGCAATCTATCGCGGCTAAAACCTTTGAAGATACCGCTATTGCAACGGTCGCCCTGCTTATTCGCAAGCAACCTGCAAGCTCGATTATTTTTATCGATGAACAAGGGCAAGAAGTTACTGCCACACTCGAACAAGTCCGCAATAACCATTACAACTTAACGCCAGCGCAATACTTCCCACAAGAAGTCAAGCAGGGCATGACCGAGGAAGAAGCCCGCGACTTGCAAAGCGATATTCACAATCTGTTTTTTCAAAACTTCAAAAAGACATTAACACTGGACATTTACGTGCAGCAGTCTTTTTATTCCGAGGAAGGCACAGCGCCTATCTTGGCTTACCTATGGCGCTTTCGTGACCTGATTGATGAACTGACGGCTCAGGTGCAGAGCGGCCAATTTTGCCCCTAACCCCTGTCTAATACTCCAAAACCACCCCGCATGAATACTGGCTTTGCGGGCAGCCGTTGAAGCGTTTAGTTTTAGACAGTAAGTAAATAAATTCTTTATTTATTATGTAGTTAGACGAAAATCAGCCATACTCGATTTGTATTCGAGAAAAGTCATCGGCTGGGCGTGTGCCGACAGCATGCCCGCAAGCCTCGTCTGCCAAGCGCTGCAGAACGCCATCGACCTGCCAATACGCCAGCCTTATGCACCGAAATTTACTGGAAAAACATGGCTTTATCGCCAGTATGAGCCGCAAAGGCAATTGCTGGGACAACGCCGTGATGGAGCGTTTTT